AGACGGTCGTGACGGTCCAATGCAACAGCTTCGCACAGTCATGACAAACTTGTATCAAAAGTCTGGCCCTAATTCGATTGTCGGTGGCATTGGTTACAGTGACAAAGAAAAGAATGTGGCGTCTGTCAATGGTGCAGCGTATAGCATGATTGGTGAAACCACACCTGACACATTCTATCAATCGCTCACTCAACAAATGATGGAAGACGGTTTTATGTCTCGTTTCATTGTTGTTGAGTACAATGGTGAACGACCACCTGCGAATTTGAACGCCGTGCTTTTTCCGGGCACAGATTTCAAATTGAAGATGGAATCCATCCTCCAGCAAACACAAAGAGTTAATTCTAACAGTACAAGTGTATTAGTTGAAAGGAATGAAGAAGCGAAAAAACTGCTCGATGATTTCGACAAAGAATGCGATCAACAGATCAATAGCACCACAGACGAAAGCTGGCGTCAGATGTGGAATCGTGCCCATCTGAAAGCGTATCGTATTGCTGCATTGCTTGCTTCGGTAGAACATTTGGAGTTTCCAACAATTAACGGCGAACAAGCCCGATGGGCGCTCAACCTGATCCGTAAAGACATCAATATGATGCGTCGCCGCATGAGTGCTGGTGATGTTGGTGATGGTGACTCATCACGTGAAAAGAAAATGTTGTCAATCATCAAGAAGTATTTGGAAAATCCTGTTGCACCGAGTTATGGTGTGCCAGCTAAGATGCCTGGTCAAGCGATTATCCCGCGCAAATACTTGCAGATCTGCACACAACGAGCAGCGACATTTACTGGACACAGAATGGGTCATAACGCTATTCTAGACGCAACAATTCGTTCTTTGGTTGATAGTGGTTATCTGCAAGAATATCCGAAAGCGGCAGCGGTAGAGCACTATGGCTTCCATGGCAAATGCTATCGAGTCATTACACTTCCTTTGGATGGTCGTTACTAAGTTCCATCTAATAAAATATGCTTGCGCTCGCTTGTTAAACTGTTATACTTGTAGCTACTTACCTGTTACACATAACCATAGAGGAGTCATAATGACACAAGTTACACAAGGCAATATTCGCCAAGAAGAGACTTACAGCGAGATGGTCCGTCGTCTGTTCAAACCCATGGGCAGCGAAGCTGCGGATTACCTGCACTGCGCGATCGGCATTACTGGCGAAGGCTTGGAAGTGCTGTCGGCATACACGGGTATGGACAGCAACGAAATCGACCGAGAAAACGTCCTGGAAGAACTCGGCGACGCCCGCTTCTATATGGAACGCTTGTTCCAGCTCATGCACACCAAATTCGAACACTTTGCTAACGTGAACGATCTGGAATGCGAAAAGAGCTATCAGCTGGAAGAAATCTCTGAAAAGTTCGCAAGCCCTATCGACATGTTTCTCGTCTACGCCGGCGAAATCCAAGATCAAGTCAAGAAACTCTGGGTCTACAACAAACAATTGGATGTAATTTTGTTCTACGAGGCTGTCAACGGCCTCGTCTACGGTTATAGTGCGCTGTGCCGTGAACACAACCGCAGCGAAGCTGACGTTCAACAAGCGAACATGTACAAGCTTTCGACCGGCCCCAAAGCGCGTTACCCTCTGGGTTATAGCGATTCGGCCGCTCAAGCGCGTGCGGATAAAGCCGTCTGATCAACGCCTGATATGTTCCGCACATCTTATACTCGGCTTTACGACATTGTGCCCTCGCGGGTGCTCTGGTTCGTGCTTGTCATCTGTGACAAGCACCGCGCCGTCGTCGTGTCGAGTCAACCGAGCGGTGTTATAAGCCCGCGAATAAACAGGCAGTCGCCTGCAATGGAGTATGGCTAGATGTCTTGGGGGCACACGCCGAGAGCCTGGCATATTTATTTAAGGACCGCATTTTACATGCCTGTTTGACGCGGTCCGTCTTAAAGATTTAATATTTGACTACCAAGGGTTACATGATCTTGGTAGTCAAATATTAGTTCTTAACGTAGTATAACTTGTATGGAGAGGATTATGACCACACCTTTTACAACCGCACCTGAGCTCGCGATTCCGCCGGAACCTTGTACGCAAGCGGATATCAACCGCTGGTACGAATTGCAAGAACAACTGGCAATCGTCAAAGACGCAGAAATGACTCTGCGCAAGAAAATCTTTGCCTTCTACTTCCAAGCACCGAAAGAAGGAACCAATACGTTCCCTCTCAGCGACGGCTGGGTCATGAAAGGGGGATACAAAATCGACCGCAAAGTCGACGAAGCAGTGCTGCTAGCTCTCGGCCCAGAGCTGCGCGATGCTGGTGTGGTTACAACTGACCTCGTTCGCTACAAACCAGAACTCTCCACTACCGAATACCGCAAGTTGACCGAAGCACAGCTCGCGGTCTTCAATCAAGCGTTGGTCATCAAGCCAGGATCACCGAGTTTGGAAATTGTCAAACCCAGGCGTGCTGGTTAATTTGAATTAGTGCCCGCATGTAGTTATGCGGGTTTCTTTTACCCTGAAAGAATCAAATGGCTGAAGATAAAAAAGAAGGTGAATACACTGGCGGTAATGTGAATTACTATTTGGTCAAAGTAGACGAACCAAAACGCTTGGCGCCTTACCAAGCTGAAGCCGAAGATATCATTGAAGCTCTCGGAATGACGTTTGCCGAAGGCTGTGCATTTAAAGCGATTTGGCGTAGCTGCGCAATGCGTACTCTGGGGCACCAAAAACGCGGTATGGACGCGCATGGTGTGTACGATGCGGAAAAGGTGCAATACTATGGTGCGCGCATGGTTGCGCAGCGGAAGAAGTTGCAGCTGAAAGATCCCCAAACTGCTTTTTCTGATTATCAGCAAAAGGCAATCGATAAATATCTCTCAACACAAACCGGCGGTGAAAAATGAAACGCCTCCCAATGAAGGCGTGTGACGCCATTGAAAACAAAATCTCTTATCCTTGCGCGCTGCTAGCTAAAATCGATGGTGTGCGAGGTCTCAACACGGATGGTCCGCTCACGACACGCACGCTCAAGCCGTTCGCTAACGTTGCCACGATGCAGCGCTTTAGCCGTCCTGAATACATTGGCATCGATGGTGAGTTTGCGGCAGAACACGAGACACATCCGCGTCTCTGTTCACTTACCACCAGTGCAACGAGTACAATGTCTGGCGATCCATTTTTGATTTGGCACGCGTTCGATTATATCAACGAAGATACGATCGAACTCGGCTATCAATGGCGCCATGATCTATTACAGAATTATGTTACACGGATGCACGCTGCGGGACTCATGAAGCGGGTCAAGCTGATCCCATACGTCATTGTAAATAACCCTGACCAGCTTCTCGAACAAGAAAGTATCTGGTTGGGTATGGGTTACGAAGGTGTTGTTGGACGTGGCCTTGCTTCACCACACAAAGCCGGGCGCGCAACTGCGCGTGAAGGCGGTTACTGGCGTATTAAACGTTTCGTTCAAGAAGAATTCTTGATCACTAAGATCAATGAAGGTGATCGTAACGATAACGAAGCACAGACTAATGAACTTGGTCGCACTTTCAGAAGTTCCCACCAAGACAATAAAGTGTCGAATGGTATGGTCGGCAGCATGGAAGGAACTATCCTTAAAGATAGTGTTCTGTTCAGAAAAGGACAGGTTATCACTGTTTCTAAAGGCACAATGACTCAAGAAGATGCAACCCACTATTTTAATAATCAACATCTTTTACTTAACCAAATTGGTTCGTTCAAACACTTCCCGAAAGGTGTCAAAGATAAACCACGTTTTCCAATTTTTCAATCTTTGCGTGATCCAGGGGATATGTAACCTCCATCCGCAAATAGTATTTGCACTTTCCCAAATGAGCGCACATACTTAACCTTACCTGCTAGCAATCTTAGCAGAGCAAAATTCAAATGCAAACTATCCGGATTATCTAATCCGTTGGTTGGTATTCTTTTCACGCTTTATTTAGGAGTCACAATGAGCATCCTTGAACAAGTAACCTTTTCCAATGTCAAAAAAGGCATTCGTGCTGTCATTGCTGGCGCTGAGGGCATCGGGAAGACCACTCTGGCATGCAGCGCTCCTCGTGTCTTGCTCATTCCATTGGAACAAGGCTATTCCGGCGTCCAAGTGAATAAAGTTCCAATGTTGACGCATTACGAACATGTGATGACATTGCTGGACGAAATCATCGCTTCGTGCCAAGCTGGTGCTTTTATCTATCAATCGCTCGCGTTCGATAGTGTTACCGCCCTCGAACGCTTGATTCATCAAGCTGTGCTCGAAAGCGATCCCACCTACGGCAAAGGCAATAAAAAGGCCATGACCATGGAAAGCGCACTCGGCGGTTATGGTAAGGCTTACCAATACGCCAACGAACTGTTCATGAACTTCCTGAACAAGTGCGACCAGCTAGCCGAGTATGCCGGTATCAATATCGTCTTTACCTGCCATGTGTTTGCAGCAGAAATCAAAGATCCGGCGCACGGTGAATACAACTCCTGGGATCTGCTGCTGCACTCGCCAAAAAATCAAAAGACCTACGGTAAGCGTGAAATGCTTACGCAATGGGCTGACTTGATTGGTTTCGTCTACGAGCCGATCTTTGTCACTGAAGGTAAAACCATGAACAAAGGCGTCAACGCGAACAAAGGTCGTGTCATGGCTGTGACGCGCACGCCGAGTTACACAGCAAAGAACCGCTTCCATGTGGTCAACGACATTGTCGTTCCAAAACCACCTGAATGCGGTTGGAATTCGTTGGCTACTGAGATTTACCAGAGTCATGGTTCCGACTATTTTAACCGCGATGTTCCAGCAGTACAACAGGCCCAAGTGGCTGCATGAGGAGAAAGATAATGGTCCGTAAAGTAACCACACTTACGCAAGGCGTTTCGCTGCCTCGCGGTTCTGTCGATTTGGGCGCTGCACAAATCGAACTGGAACAATCCACCAAACAACTCAAGAAAGCAACCAGTGCGCTCAATGCTGCGCACATTGCTTTCCAAGAGGCGGAAGAGCGTCATGCGCAAGCTAAGAAAGGCTTGAATCATGCCTTCGGTGCCGTTGTCGGCGCCAACAAGATGCCGTTGTAACTCAGTTTCGCCCGTATAGCTCATTTGGTAGAGCAGTTCATTTGTAATGATCAGGTGACGGGTTCGAATCCTGTTGCGGGCACCAGATTTTTTGTACCATCGGTTTAACCGCGTAGTTCGCTAGCGTTATAATAGTGAACAAATTAAACTTTAGGAATAGACATGGCCAATTTTGCATTTAACTCCGCCGGCATCGAACCAGATCAAGGGCGTCCTGGTCCTGTGCCTGCAGACTGGTACACCTGGATGATCACGGCATCGGAAGTCAAGCCTGGTTCCAACGATCCCATCAATTCGGCGCGTATGAACCTCACCTTCACCATCGTGGAGGGTCCATACAAAGGCCGCATTGCTTATCATGGCCTGAACATCAAAAACCCCAGCGAAAAAGCAGTCGAAATCAGCTACAAACAACTCAGCGCTATCTGCGCCGCGGTCGGCGTCCCAGCATTCCAAACGACCGAGCAACTGCACAATATTCCTCTGCGCGGCAAAGTCAAAGAGACACCGGCTGACGGTCCTTACGACGCAAAGAACGAATTCACGGCTTTCCGCCCAATGGGCAGCGCCGATGCAGTCAGCAAACCGGCCGGCGCACAAGCTGCGAATCAAGCCATGGCACCAGTGAAAGCAGCGATACCCCCTCCTCCTGCCGCTGCGCCTGTCGGCACTGCTCCAGGCTGGAATGTCCCGGCTGCTGCGGCTGCACCTGTCGCACAACCTGCTGCGACAATGGCCGGCGCTCCTGCTTTGGGCGCCCAGCCCTGGGACCAAGTTGCGGGAAACGCTGCGCAGCCTACGGCTGCTCCGGTCCAAGCGCAGACTGCTGCCCCATCACAGGTGGCTGCTCCTGCCCAAGCTGATCCTGCACAACTGGCTGCTCAAGCTGCTCAAGCTGCTGCTCAAGCGGCGGCTGCGCATGCTGCTGCACTCGCTGCTCAAGCACAAGCTGCTGCACAAGCTCAAGCGGCTGCTGTCGCTGCGCAGACGCCCGCAGTAGTCGATGTATCGGCTGCTGCGCCAGTAGCTGACGATGATACCCCTCCTTGGCAACGTGCTGCTCAGTGAAACTGATCCGTAGTTAGGTTCTTAACCGGGTAGAGATACCCGGTTATTTAAAAGACCCTTGCGCCCAAGATGGGACTACTGGTTCACCAGTGGGGTCTTTTAAATTAGGAGATAACATGGCAATTATGCTGGCAGTAAAGACTAAACAAGCTATCGATGATTGTATTGAAGCAGACCAAGGTGCAGCCTTCCGTGTCGCGCTTGGTAAAGTGATCCCACACATGGGAGACGCTTATCGGGGCGTCAATGAAGGTTTCCGTACTCACTTGGGTGCGTCTATGCTCGGCAAGCCTTGCGCTCGTTCTATCTGGTATGGATGGCGCTGGGCAAAACGCCCATGGTTCAACTCTAAGACACTTCGTCTTTTCAACAGGGGGCATCTTGAAGAAGCTCGTTTCATCGCAATGTTGCTTGCTATCGGTTGCCAAGTTTATCAGCAAGATGCTAATGGCAATCAGTTTCGTATTAGTGAGCTCGGTGGCCATCTTGGCGGTAGTGGGGACGGTATTGTCATTGGTATTCCTGACATTCCCGCTGGCAACACTTGCCTGGCTGAGTTTAAAACTCACGGTGAGAAGTCTTTCTTAAAACTCGTCAAAGAAGGTGTGCGCTCTGCAAAGTTCGAACACTTTGTACAGATGCAGCTCTATATGCGCAAGATGAATCTTGTGTACGCAATCTATGGTGCTGTGAATAAGAATACAGACGAACTGCATTTAGAAATCATTATTCTCGATACAGAGATTGCTGACCATTTTTTGGATCGTGGTCGACAAATTATCATGCTGCGCTCTGTACCTGAGCGCATCCCAAATGCTTCAGCGGGCTATTACGAATGTCGTTACTGCCCCGACAATGCAATATGCCATGAAAATGCGCCTATGGACAAGAATTGCCGTACTTGCTTCCATGCGCAACCTCGAGAAGATGGGACTTGGTGGTGTGAGTCCAAAGAACGACAATTGGCTATGCTTTTCCCTTCTTGCAAGGAAGGTGATAAAGATGCGAATGAAACATTCCAATTGTCTAAAGAACGTCAGCTCAAAGGCTGTGAGTCTTTTTATACACCAATCTAATGGCTCTGTCTCTAATTCCACGAGATTACCAAATAGGGAGCGTAAATGCTCTCTACAAGTTTTTCACAAACCATAGAGAAGGTAATCCGGTAGTTGCTCTGCCAACGGGCACAGGTAAAGCTCTTGTGATTGCACTTTTCCTCCAAAGAGCTTTCGCACAGTGTTCGAACCAGCGCATACTGGTTGCCACACATGTCAAAGAACTGGTAAAACAAAACCATGACGAGTTCTTAGGACTCTGGCCCACTGCACCAGCGGGGATTTATAGCGCAGGGTTGAAGCGTAAAGATACAAAAGACAAGATTATCTTCTGCGGTATTGCATCAATTAATCGAAACATTGAAGCGTTCGGTAAAATTGACCTAATGATCATTGATGAATGTCATCTGCTTAGTCAGAATGACGAATCGATGTATTTAAAAGTCATTTCTGTTCTCAAAGCTTACAATCCCCTCTTTCGTGTAATTGGTTTGACCGCGACTCCATGGCGTGCTGGGCAGGGTCGCATAACAGATGACGGTATTTTTACGCATGTCTGTTATGACGCAACAACCATGCAGGCATTCAATTGGTTCATTAAGATGGGTTATCTTGCCCCATTAGTTCCAAAACCAACTCTTACAATTCTAGACACCAGTGGCGTTCACTTACGCGGTGGAGAATTCATTGAGTCGGAATTGCAGCTTGCTGTCAATAAAGACGAAGTCACGTGCGCAGCTTTGAACGAAACCATTGGGTACGCTCATGACCGCAATCATTGGCTCGTATTCGGTTCAGGTATTGCACACGTTTTGCGAATCACAGAGATGCTTAATGAGATGGGTGTTAGCGCCCGTTGCGTGCATAGCAAGATGTCGGATGGAGAGCGCGATCTTAATATTAAAGAGTGGAAAGAAGGTAAGTTCAAAGCAATTGTCAATAACGGCATCTTAACAACTGGTGTGAACTTTCGCGCAATCGATTTGATTGTTATGTTACGTCCAACCCATAGCACTGTGCTTTGGGTTCAGATGTTAGGCAGAGGAACTCGTCCAAGCCCAGAGACTGGGAAACAGAATTGCCTTGTGATGGACTTTGCGGGCAATACCAGACGCCTTGGCCCAATCAATGATCCTGTATTACCTCGTAAAAAAGGGGAGAAGACCGGTGAAGTACCTATCAAGATTTGTGATTCTTGTAGCACTTACAATCACATTAGCGCTCGCTTCTGTGGTGGAGAGCCTTACAAAACGCCTGCGGGTTGCGGTGCAGAATTTACTTTCAAGTTACTTCTGAAGCAACATGCTAACAATGAAGAACTAATTAAGAATGATATGCCTCAAGTTGAGGTATTTAAAGTAGACCGTATCACTTTCGGTTCGCACCAGAAAGCAAACAAACCCGACTCGGTGATAGTCAAGTATTGGTGTGGTTATCAGAAGTTCAATGAGTTTGTGTTACCCGAGCATAAAGGCTATGGTGAGCGTAAAGCTCGTAAATGGTGGGCAGAACGTGCGCCTGTCTCTGTGCCTTTTCCGGAGACAACCGAAGAGATGCTTAAGCTCGTTGACGTCTTATTAGTTCCAACTCATATCCAAGTTTGGATCAATAAACCATACCCAGAAATTATGGCTATCTCGTTCACTGGTGCTTTCCAACAAGCGATCGTAGGCGATGAAATTCCATTTTAATAGCATTGCATTTGCGCAAAGTATGCTATACTGGTTGAGTTAATTACAACTTATTGGAGGCGAAATGAAAATCCTGAAGGCTATACTTGCGATAACGGACATGCAGACAATTTATGCACATGGGGAACCAAAATTCCTGTCTGTGCAAGAGCAACATGGTGAAGTGTGTGTCTGGTATGAGTGTAACCCTGCAAACATGATGCGGCCGTATAGGATTTCTATATACGGAACAGGGCATGAAATGCCTGCTAATCCTGGTAAATATCTTGGGACTGTACAGACCTTACAAGGTGCAGCGGTGTGGCATGTGTATGCCACAGATTATCTGGAGGCATAAATGTGGATCCTAATCGATCGTGACCGGATGTGCATCACACACAAGCACACCCTACAAAGCGCAATCCAGAACGTCGCGCACATTGAGATGGCTCACCAAGCTGTTTTCATTTGTGATGAAATGGATGCTTCAAGCTTCGATGGTTTAACCGATCTGGAGCTTAAGCTGCTTCATCGCAATATGTGCGGAGAGGAATTCAAAGGGTTTGGTCGAGACCAATTGGTTTCAATGACTCGAGCAATCTGTCACAGTTTGTATGAGTCTAAGATCCAAGGTTTCGAAGCAGCGCTTCAAGCTAATTCGATCGCAATGGACGACACACGTTCGTACAAATACGTCGCTGGTTCAGGTACACCGGCACCACAAGAAGAACTGTACACACCCGCACCGCTTACAACCGCGCCGGGGGTTACGCTTACCCTACCCCCTACCCCGCACAAACAAACCCCACCAGCGCACGCTACGCAAGCGGCAGGGGTACCCGCAAGCGCACCACGCACCCCGCGTAACCACACTAGCGGGGAATCGGTTCCTGGACGTCCAAAAGCAGGTAGTAAGACTGGGCTTGTTTGGGAGATTGCTGATGAACTGTATGAGGATTATTACGCTGTCCACCAATGTGCGCCAGATTGGAAAGAATTGCGTCGTAGTATTATTGCTAAATGTGATGCAGAAGGTATCAACGGATCCACTGCAAGCGTGCAAGCTGGTGCATGGAAGCAAAGCAAAGGATTGTAAGATTTGCAAGTAGATCCTTGGACCCAAAAATAATTTAAAATATCTGCAAAATTCGCTTGCACACGGCTACGAAGTTTGTTATAGTTATTTCCTCACCGCAGTAGAAGTTCCCTTTTTTGTTTTAACTGGTTCACTTTCAACCCAAATAGGAGTCACTAAATGAATACCACCGTCAAAGGTTCCACCAATACCGCACCCGCAACCGCCCCTGTCGTCGATCCTGCTGCACAAGCTGCCGCCCTGGCCGCTGAACAGAAAGCTGCCGTCGCCAAGACCAAAGCTGACGCCAAGGCTGCTGCTGATGCTGCCAAAGCAGAAGCGAAAGCAGTCGCCGACAAGGCAAAAGCCGAAGCGAAAGCTGCTGCCGAAAAAGCCAAGGCTGATACCAAAGCCGCGACCGACGCTGCCAAGGCTGCTGCTGCTGAACAGAAAGCTGCTGCTGCCAAAGCTGCTGCTGAACAGAAAGCTGCCGCCGCTGCTGCCAAACCTGTCAAGATCGTGCAACCCTCCAAGAACGGCGTGACCCGTCCGAAACCTGACGGCGCCTGCGGCAAAGTCTGGCAATTGGCTGATGAAATCTCCGCACGCATCGGCCAGCCTGTCCCGATCGCCATGCTGTCCAAAGAAACCGCTGCCGCCGGCCTGAACGACGCGACGACTCGCACGCAATATGCTCGCTGGAAGCTGTACAACGGCGTCTTCGGCGCTGTCGCCAAGCCTGCTGAACCTGCACCCGCCGCTCAAGCAGCCGCGTAAGTGCAAGGGCTGGGAGTTTCCGGCCGGCTTAGTCGCACCCACTACTATACGTTGCCGTGCGCGGCGCGCTGAAAGAGGTGTCAGGGAGGGGGGAGAGCCTTCCACCTAAGGGTAGATAGCTCAATTGGTTAGAGCATTCAAATCGTACAACGATTTGAAAGGTTGTTGGTTCGAATCCCTCTCTGCCCGTCAAATTCCGCAGTACAACCCGCACTCACTAGGGTAAGGCCCTAGCTGATCCTCCGAGGTCTTAAATGATTAATATACAACCGATTGAAAAAAGCCTGAAGTCTGAAGGCACGTACCTGAACGTCCACAGTCTGTTCTACACGATACAAGGTGAAGGTCCGTTCAGTGGCATGCCTGCTGTGTTCATCCGTCTTGCGGGTTGCAATCTTCAATGCCCCTCTTGCGATACGGAATATACGCAAGGTCGTAAAGAAATCGAAGCGGTTGTCCTCGCTAAGATGGCGCAAGATCTGTTTCCTGTCACGAATAAGGAACAACTCGTTGTTATTACAGGTGGTGAACCGTTCCGCCAAAACATCATCCCACTCATCGAGCATTTGCAAGATCGCGATATGACTGTGCAGATCGAGACGAACGGCACGCTCGCACCACAAGAATTCCTGCCTTCGACAGTCTTCGTTGTTTGCAGTCCCAAGACTGGTAAAGTCGCAGAAGCTCTTTTGCCGCATATTGACGCATACAAGTATGTACTTGATGCGGAAAGTGTCGACGAAGACGGTCTGCCTATCCGCGCACTTAACCACACAGCAGCGCCTCGGGTTGCACGTCCGCACAACGGTTTCGACGGCCCCGTGTTCCTCCAACCAATGGACGCCAAGGATAGCGTGGTCAACGCACGCAACCTCGCGGCTGTGAAGCATTCGTGTATGCTGCACGGATTCATTCTGCAATTGCAAATTCACAAATTGATCGGAGTAGAATGATGACTATTAACGTCAACGTTATTACTGAGATCACCATTGAGCTGACCCTCAATAAAACACAAGCGGAAGGGTTGTTGTACTTCTTGCGTCATGCGCTAACACCTCCTCGTGTTAGCGAACCTCCTTACACAAACATTGTGCAGCAATTTGCAGGTGCAATGATGACAGCAGGGGTAAATAATGTATAAACTCCTCATCATTACGAAGTATTGGAGTTCCTCTGGTGCGAGTGTGCATAGCGTCGTTGCAGAATTCGGCGACAAATTTGCCGCAGACCTTGCAGCATCGCGAATTGAGAACGTTCAAGACGTTAAATGCGTCAAACTTTACTAAGGAGTCATAAATGCAAAAAGGTGAAACTGTAAAAGCTCTGGTTGTTCTGAGCGGCGGCCAAGATTCGACTACGTGCCTGGCATGGGCAGTTCGTGAAGGCTACGACGTCCACTGTATTACTTTTGACTACGGTCAGAAGCATAAAGTGGAAATTCAATCTGCAATCAAAATCGCGCAGATGTTTGGTTGCGGCGACAAGCATGAAATTGTCCCTTTGGGCGACGGTATCCTGGCAGGTACTTCGCCGCTGGTGAACAAAAACGAAAAACTCGAGCAATATGCTGACCATCAATCTCTGCCCGGCGGTCTGGAAAAGACTTTCGTCCCCATGCGCAACCAGCTCTTCCTGACGATTGCAGCGAACCGTGCTTACGTGCTGGGTTGCAACACGATCGTTACAGGTGTCTGCCAAGAAGACTCGGGCGGTTATCCCGATTGCAGGGCGACTTTCATTTATTCGCTCGCAGAAGCCTGCAACTACGGTACGTTTACACCGGAAGCAAATCTCGGCGTACTTCGTATCCTGACACCACTCATGCACATGACCAAGGCCGATTCTGTACGGTTGGCGATGACGTTGCCTGGTTGCAGGGAAGCCCTGGCTTATAGCCACACCAGTTACGACGGGCAATACCCACCAATCGGTCACGACCATGCCACGTTGTTGCGTGCAAAAGGATTTGAAGAAGCTGGTGTTCCAGATCCACTGGTTATGCGCGCAGTTTCGGAAGGTCTCATGGAAAAACCACAAACTGCAAATTATACCAATCTAATGATGGTTGGTGTGGCATTAGGTTCGGCAATGTGGGGTTAAAATGACCTACCAAAGCACAAAAACCTTCGGGCATGAATGCGGCCTCAGTGCCGCATTTCGTCAGCACCGCGCTGAATCGCACTGCCGTCTTTTGCACGGTTACGCGCTGGCTGTTAAGTTCGTCTTTGAAGCAGACACTCTTGACGTCAGAAATTGGGTCTGCGACTTTGGTTCTTTCAAAAGTCTGAAAGGCTGGTTGGAGGATACCTTCGATCACAAACTGCTGGTCGCTGCTGACGACCCGATGAAAGACGAGCTCATGGCGTTGTCCGGCTTGGGCCTGGCGCACGCTATCGAAGTGCCCGCAACCGGCTGCGAAGCATTCGCAGAAATGATTTACGATTGTACTGAAATCTGGCTTAAGGACAACGGGTACGCGCCTCGTTGTCGTCTGGTCTCGGTTGAAGTGCGCGAACACGGCGCAAATAGCGCCATTTACATCGGAGACAAGTAATGGCTTTTACCAGCACAGCAGCTACAGACGAAGATACTAAAAATGTCTTTGACCGCAATACCGTAACTCAACTGATCACCGAAGTCATGGGGCAACCAATGCGAGAGGGCTTGGCAGAAACGCCGGCTCGTGTGGTCAAAGCTTGGAAGCATTGGACTAGCGGTTACGGCGTGGACATTGCCAATTTGCTCAAGGTGTTTGAAGACGGGGCTGAAAACTACGATGAGATGGTCATCGTAAAAGACATCCCTATCTACAGCCACTGCGAGCATCATTTGGCTGCAATCTTCGGCACTGCGGTAATCGCATACATCCCCAATGGCAAAATCGTGGGTCTATCGAAGTTGTCTCGCTTGGCGGATGCTTTTGCACGTCGTTTGCAAGTGCAAGAGCGTTTGACCACACAAATCGCCGACGCGCTGGTCGAGCACCTGCAACCGAAAGGCGTTGGTGTGGTTATCCGAGCAAGGCATATGTGCATGGAGAGCAGAGGCGTCTGCCAGCAGGGGCATCATACGATTACGAGTGCTCTGCGTGGTGTCCTAAAGCATGACCCAACTGCGCGTGCAGAGTTCATGAGTTTGGCTTCTTAACCTGTAATACAAATCAAGGAGAATTAAATGATCACAGTTCCAACAGTAGGTCGCAAAGTGTGGTATCGTCCAACCGAAGAAGATCTGAAAAAAGGTGATAACGGCGGCAGCGAAGGGGGTCGTTGCTGGCCTCTCAAACAAATCGGCGGACAACCTCTGGACGCAACTGTCGTTTGTGTCTTGAATGAACGCCTGGTGCATTTGTCCTGCCGTGATTCGCTGGGTCGTCAATTTACCCGTGAATACGTGCAGTTGGTACAAGAAGACGATACTGTGCCACTCGACAAGCCTTATGCCGAATGGATGCCTTACCAAAAGGCGCAAGCGATCAAACACGCGCCTACGGATCAACCCGCGTAAAACGCGCTATACGCTGCGCAAGCAATGGGGTATGCTACGGTATGCCCCATTGCATTTAAACAGCTTGCCGGGGTTGTATGCAAGCGGCAAACACATTGTAACAGGAGTAATAGCTGTGCATCTTTATATAGCGGCGCTGTTCACAAATAATTATCGTAAAACACAGAACCGTTATGCAAAGTTGACGGAGACTGAACAAGGTATTATGGACAATGTGCCAAATGTCTTGGAATCATATCATTACATCAATGGACAAAGATATGTGGACGTTATTCGCCAAGAGAATGCAAAAATCTTTCTTGACTCTGGGGCTTTTTCTGCTCATAGCTTGGGTGTTAGCATCTCTATCGACAATTACTGTGATTATATTATACGTAATCGGGACATTCTCCGGGTAGAGGATGGTGCAGTGATGGCTTCTGTATTGGACGGTATCGGGGATGCATTAAAGACATATCAGAATCAACTCTACATGGAGAAGAAAGGTGCCAAACCATTACCCTGCTTCCACTTCGGTGAAGACGATCGTTACCTAGATTACTATGTCGGTCGCTACGAGTATATTACCATTGGTGGGCTCGTTGGTAAAGCACAGCCTGATCAACAACGTTGGTTGGATAAGATTTGGAACGATCATTTAATTGATGGCAGTGGTAGAGCTAAGGTTAAATGCCACGGTTTTGGAATGACTGCCGAATCTTTAATGAAGAGGTATCCATGGTACAGTTGCGACTCTTCAAGCTGGATTCAAAATGCATCATTTGGTGGCATATTCACAACCGAATGGGGTCCAATACCAGTCAGTAAAGATTCCCCAGCACGGCATACGCAAGGCAGGCATTTAACCACACTTACTGATCTTGAGCGCGCAAGTGTTGAAGCGATGCTCGATCGGAAAGGTTTTAATTTGGAGCGTTTGTCCACAGTGTATGAAAGCAGGGCAAGTTACAATTGCCTGGCATACACCGAACTCAACGACATTGTAAATAAACATATCGAAGACAACGACCATATTTTTGCTTGCACCAGAAGCCAACAACTCTTTTAGGGTGTACGATGAAACTCGAGAACTTCAAAGACCCTTATGGCAATTATAAGAAATATGTGACACAAGGATCTAAACGTCTTTGGACAATGTCTGGTCAGACTTGGAACGCAATGCGTGCTCGATGCAAAGAAGATGGTTGTGTGCAGCAGGCATTCCCCAACCTACATTGGTTGCGCGATGTCTGCCAATTTCTGGAATTACAATTTCTTTGTAGAATGGCACGAAAACAGATTGGCTTTAGAAATGAAATTTATCAGTTGGATAAAGATTTATTAATTCCTAAAAACAAAATATATTCTGAGGACACTTGTGTTCTTCTACCTGCTGCCCTGAATTCTTTTGTGATGAATACAGAATCGAAACGAACAGAGCTTCCGCAAGGTGTTGTTCTAGTTCCTGAAAATGGACGGTACAAAACACAGCTTCGAATTGATGGGAAACCAAACATGTTGGAATCTATGCTACAATTGAAGAAGCGTCTCAAGCTTACAAAACAGCCAAAGAGAACGAAGCTAAACGCTGGTATAATAGGTTAGTTGCGGGCGAATTTATTGTCGATCCGCGTGTAATTGAACGTATGCGTACTTGGACCTTGGAGAGTTAAATGGCAACCAACACTACAATGGATGTAATGATTGACGGTAAGATTGAACAACGCACGTTTCACATAGAGGTCGATAAAACGATCTATTATGGGTATCAAAATAATCGTCGACGAATCGCTCCAGATCTACTTGAAGGTGAAGCAGTCGTGTGGGTCGTTGGTAATAATATTCCGGGCATCGTGAGGTTTAAATAATGCTAACAGCACTCAAATTCTGCGCCGGTAGTGTAGCGAAGAAGGACTTCATCCCTTCACTGAGCCACTTTGTGATCGAACATGGACGCATTCGTGGATTCAATGGGGTAATGGCACTATCTTCGCCTATTCCTTTTGATATCGCTTGTAAGCCTAAAGCGGATGTCCTTATTAAAGCAATTGCGAACTGCACAGACACAGTTCAACTTGCGATGACAAAAGCTGGTCGTTTGTCAGTTAAGAGCGGTAACTTCAAAGTGTTCATCAATTGCATTGAAGAAGAAACCCCGCACGCCCTGCCCGAAGGTGTGGTAACGCACTTCGATGGCCAAGCTTTGTTAGACGGTCTAAAAGCAGTTGCACCATTCATCGGCAACGACGCTTCCCGCCGTTGGGCGCATGGTGTGCTTGTCAAAGATCAATGTCTTTTCGCAACCAATAACGTGATGCTCGTACAGTATTGGTTCGGTAAAGGATTTCCAGCTACAATTAATTTACCACGTGATGCTGTGCGTGAAATGATTCGCATTAACGAAGCTCCAATCTTTGCGCAGATCGCTGAAGGTAATGTCACATTCCATTATACAGGCGAACGCTGGTTGCGTACTCAGCTTTACGATTCGGAATCCTGGCCAGACCTTGGTCGTATTTTGAATAAAGACTCTGTTCAACAACCAATTGACCCAGCACTGTTTGCCGCGCTCAGTGTGGTTAAACCGCACGTCGATCAACATGGTAGTATCATTTTTACTCAGGACGGTATTACTACGCATCCAGATGAAGATGAAGGTGCATCTTATGATGTGCCTGGTTTAGTAAATGAAGGCAAGTATAACATTGCTTTCCTTGAATTACTTGAAGGAACAGCTAAAACGATTGATTGGTCAGCTTATCCATCCGCTTGTATCTTTATGAACGATCGCTTACGTGGCGCAATTATAGGATTACGCAAATGACACGCTTTAAAACTGGTGGTGTTTACATCTGCTGGCATTGTGATCGACAACTGGTTCGCAAAAACAAAGCATTCATCTTTGCGCTTATCGAAGACCCAATCGGCAATCAAATGCGCGTCCACAAAGATTGCGTAAAATTTGCAATTGGTGGAGGTTATAAAGAAGTTCCTGAACAAGTAGATTCTGAATAATTGTTTCATCCGCCGGACGTCGATATACGCTACTCAATTAAGGAATAAGAATGTCTAAACGCGCGGATGCCGTAGGCCTCTTTTGGCAGGACTTTGCCAAAGAGAAACCTCTCCCAAAAGAAAAAATAAAACGGGCGCCTCCCCCGCGTTTCTGGGAGTCCCCTTGTTACCTTCCTGATCTTCAAGCCGCAATCGATTTTAAGCCAGACCTCTTCAACGACATAGAGCTTTGGCAAGCTTCCATCCGAGGCGAGCGTTTGCTTTACGATATTGAAGTGTATCCAAACTATTGCTTGTTTGCTTTCAAGTCTTATGACTCTGGTAAAGTTGTTACATTCCGCCTAGCAGACAACGATCCGTTTGATGAAGACCCAATCCTATACGTACTCGACATCCCCAAGCTTCGCTGGGTGCTCGAGAACTTCTGCATCATTAACTTCAATGGTCGTAAGTATGACTTCCCTGTAACCACACTAGCTCTGGCCGGGTACAGCAGCCAAGACTTGTGGGACGCGACCTGCATGATCATTGTCGACCAATTGCAGGCAAAAGATGTGTACAAACAGTACAAGACCAAGCCTCTTGAAATAAATCAAATTGACCTTATTGAATTGACCGCGCTTGGGCCCGGTTTGAAAGTTTGTGCTGGTCGGTTGCACGCACGAAAACTGCAAGACCTTCCCTTCAAGCCTGGTACAATACTTACTCGGAATCAAATTTATATCTTAGATCGTTATTGCGTTAACGATCTAGACAACACAGGGCTACTTTTTAAGGCAACTACCCCACAAATCGAACTACGTGAGTCGACTGGTAAGCAATTTAAACTCGACTTACGTTCACATTCCGATGCACAAATGGCAGAAGCTATCATTAGTTCTGAAATTAAACGTTTGACAGGTCGCAAGTTCCTGACACGCACTAAACTTGAACCCGGTACATGGTACACATATAAGACTCCAAGCTTTATTAAGTATCAGTCAGAGTTAATGAATTATGTGTTGAAAGTCATACAATCATCTGTATTTAGGATATCACATCTTGATGGTACTGTTATTGTACCAGACGAACTTAAAG